GAATTATCGCTTGGACTATATCTAGATGTATTTTGGTATTTTAAAAACTTCATAAGTTTTCCTCTACACTTGCATTGAACTTACTGTAACAGTAATTAAATCTGCTACAGATGTACCAACCCAAATTTCATCGCCTGAATCTAAGATAATTTTTTCATCACTGAAAAATACTGTTTCGCCTGCAGGCACAATTAATGTGTTAACAATAATGTTATCTGTATCCGGTGTATCACCAGCTTTTACTAAGTACACACTTACATTACATGTATTAACAGACTCATCCGTAATAGTTGGAGTACCAAGGTTACAAAGGATCATTGTAGTAATTGCGTTTACCTGTCCTGTAACACTGCCTCCAATAGGAGCACCTGTAGTTGTACTAGTATAGACTTTTTCCGGAACACTAACACTTGTTGCAGATACTTTTGTACTTTTAATCATTTGTTTTTCCTTTAAAATATCATACTGTAAAGTAATGCTCTGTTTCTATTTACTAGTTCTCCAGTTCTAGTACCATTGGTAAAGAACACACCTGTTTGACCTAACTGTTCTTCATTGTGATAAAGAATAGTTGATTCGTTTACGTATGCTGGAGTAACTGCAATTTTTTCAAGTTCAAGTCCGTAGTTAAGTTTAACTTTACCTGTACCTTGTGTTCTTAAAAAGATATTACCGTTAGTATCGTTGTTTGTTATTTCGTTGTTAATAAATTCAAGGTTTTGAATTACTGCTCTATTAGAATAAAATTGAGCACCTAATGAACCATCAACAATTACTGAAATAGCACTTTCTCCAAAGGAACTATATCCAGTATTGTCAATCAAGTAAGTTAATGCACCACTAACATCTTTATCAGTAACAATGACCCTTGTGTCATTATCAATAATTTGGAATGTTGGATTATCTCTAATAGCATCGTCAACATATTTTTTGTTAGGAATGTCATCATCGTCTGTTACTTGATCTTTATAATTTGTAGTACCAATAACTTTTACAACGCCTAGTCCTGAACCGATAAGAGTTAAATCTCCCCCATCTGTAGTATCGCTAGTTGTAATAGTTTTTAATCTTAGACTACTATCATTAAAATTGTAACTTCCGCTGTTACCTTTTGCAATGTTAAACGTATCATCATTTTCATCATAAAAGAATGAAGCAGGCGTTTCGGTTCCTCTGTCAATCTGTATACCAGCATATCTTAGAGAAACACCTGCGCCTGTTTCACCATAATTTAATTCAATAATGTTATCGTTAACGTTTAAGTTTTCAGCTTGAACAGTTAATGTATCACCTTCAACAATTAAGTTTCCAGTAATACGAACCTCACCAATACCTGCTCCGGTATCAAATTTTACATTCGACCCTTCGCCTGTTTTGATTGTATAATCACCATTGGTTTGTACTAACTGTGCCATTATCCGTTACCTTTAATTATTAAGCGTCTTCAGTGAAGTCATCATCATCTGTACCAGATAATGTGTTGTCATCACCAGCTTCTTCAACTTGTGCTGCGCCATCTGAAGTACTAGTTGCAAAGTTCCAAGGAACAGTCAAACCGTCATATGCGTTTGAACCTGTTGCAGATGGTGCTGATAGTGTTGCTTTCTTTCCAGCAATTTTACTTACTAGATAAGTTTCACTGTCGTCCATATTAAATGAAATTGACATTTCGCCTGCTGTTAATGCTGCTGGTAATTTACCAGTTGTTAGTACACAAGTAAATTCACCTGCTGTTTCAATTTCTTCACAGACAAATTTCTTTGAACCTTTTTGCTTTACGATATAACCTTCTTTAACTGCTGAGCCGTTATGAAAGTTGACTTTGATTTCTGATCCAGCCGCTGTTGGCTCACCAAACAATCTTTTATTAAGTGGTCTTCCCATTTTTTTTCTCCTATTAAGTAGTCCTATGCGAGTTCTAGTCGCTACGCTGTGGGTTAAACAGCATAAGTCCGCCACACTATGCGGCACACTTTAGACACAAGTATTTATCTTCTGCTAAGAATAGATAAGAGTTCTTGCTGTCCAACAGTTTTAAGGAGAATGTTGATATTGTCTATTTCTGCTTGGGCACGTTCTAAATGTATAGTACGTTTTGTCTGCCTGTGCATAATCATGTGCTGACTATGATTATCAATGAGCTTTTCTAGTGCTTTAGATAACTGACGAACATCGTGTTTGAACATAGAATGGTTCTTATTCCATTTTTTCACTTGTTCTCTTAATAAAGAGAAGTCTTTGTCGTCTTTTATCTCCATGCTAGTATTATATAGTATTTTGGACAGTTAGTCAAGAAAAAAGACGCCGTAGCGCCTTTTTAAAATATAAGCAAAATAGGTAGGACTTGGTTACACCTACAAGCACGTACACAGAATACCATTCTATCACGCACAACCTAGTTCCGCTCGGTAGAGCAATGTGATCCTCAGTCTCTCAACCTTGAACCTGGGTACCACCCCTAACTAGTCAAGTTCGACCCTTCTGGTAAAGGCCTCTTCCTTGCACTATAAACAAAAGTTAATTACTCTTTTGTTGCTATATTATTAATATAACACAAAATAAGTATTTGTCAACCTCTTTTATTTTGGATAAAACTATATATTATTACTTGAAGTAACAGAAATATGTTTTAGTACTTTGCCAGTATTCTCGCCACTTTTTACAGTATAACCACTAGTACCACTACCATTAATGTTTGGCTCAGAACGTGACATTATTAAGATGCGTTCCTTACGAGCTCTCATTTTTGCCTCGCGGTATGTTTTGTGTAAATGATCGAATCTGTTCATAACACCCTCCTTTTTAAAGTTAGGTGCGTTCCTTCGCATAATGCTACTTCCGTCCCGATTGGGATGAACGATACTATTATTTAGTCATAAAAAAAGGGCGATATAAAAATACCGCCCTTTAGTAGATTTAAAAAATCTAAACTTGCTTACGCAAATCTTAGGTTTGCAGATGTTACTGCAACTTTGCCTAAGTAGTCAGCCGCATTACCAAGAGATGATGCAGTGTTTGTTAACTCTACATAACCATATCTTGTCATGAAACTTACAACTGGCTCAAATGTACCTGGATCAAGTACAACACCGCTTGACATCAAAGGAATGTATGGGCAGTAGAACGCAGGTGCGTCTGATTCCGAAGAACCTTTGTAACCGATCAACACATCGTCGTCAGTTGCATAACCGTTTACGTACACACGCATTGCACTGTTTAAAGTTCCTACAAACTTAGTGTTTGTTGGTGCTTCAAAAGTACCTTCAGTTGTTCTTGCGAACGCTGAAGTTGTAGCAGATTGTAACAACGTTAATACTGTTGGTGAAACAACAGCGTAGTTACCTGCGCCACGTCTTGTACGCTGTGCAATTAAGTTTGCAACTCTGTTGATTTGAACAGCTAAAGCAGCATGTTCGTCACCAACGAAAGTAGCAGTACCTGATACTGCACCTTGGTCATAAGTTAAAGCAGCCGTACCAGCAAGTGTTTTCAATGATTGAATAACTTCTTGGTCAATTTCAGCTGTTATTTCTTGTGCTAAAGCAGCCATTACTTCTGCTTCGATGTCAATGCCTTGTTGAGCTTGTGCATCTTGAGCAGCTTCAAACGTCCAACGAGCACTCAACTTACGAGTTTTCGCTTCAACAGTTTGTTTCAAGATTTGAATGCTTAATCTGTTTCCAGCTACACCTTCTAAAGCTGCTGTAGAAGCTGCTTTATCATTAGTAGCACCAGAATAACCTTCTGCAATCTTGAAAGGTGATAGTGCTTCGTCGCCTGCTGTAGTGTCAGTTCCACTTCCAGAGTTGAATGCATCAGCATAACGTACTCTTAGTGTGTGGATTTGACCAACAGGTCCAGTCATTGGCTGAACGCCAACTAGTTCATTAGCGATGACCGTAGGCATCACACGTCTGATCACTGGAAGGATCACACGGTTTAGTGTTGCAACGTTACCGGCAGAAGTAGCACCTGCAGTGGCAGACTCGTTCAAATACGTGCGGGTATTCTCTAGAGTTGTTGCCATAACAGTACGCTTGTTACCTTGAAGTCCTTCTAAAAGGGCATCTTTGGTTTCTGACCAGCGACTTTCTAGTAGTTGTGACATTGTTTTTCTCCTTAAACTTTTAAGCCCGCAAGCCTGCGGATGTCAAATATCTCAGCAGTTTTTTCTCTACTGCTAATTTGATTGCCTTGTGCTTTATCGCCTGTTATTTCTTTTGCCTCTGTCAACGCCACTTTAGATGGAGCACTTCCTTCCATTACAGAAGAAATATACTTGTCATAAGCTGCGTGTAATTTATTAGTCTGTACAGATTCTAGTAACTCACCCATTACCTCACGCTTCTCTGCTGCAAGAGGTCCTAGCAATTCTGCCATTACATCTTGTCTAGCTGCGCTATCTTTGATACGAGCAATCTCTGCATCTCGACTTTCCACTAACTCTTTAGATTCTGCAACAATCTTTGCTGCCTCTTCTACTTCAGTTTCTTTCTGTTTTACAACTTTAAGAAGTTTAGAAGTTTCAGATTTTTCATTTAAATGGCTAGTAGCGTATTCACTTGCGAACGATTCAAAAAGTCTACGACCAAAGTCGTTTTCTCTCGCTGCCTGAATATCTTCTTTCAATTGTACCATTTCAGATTTAATACCTTTCGATACTGTACCTTCAACGATTTTCGATGCTTTATTGATAAAGTCTTTCTTAACTTCTTCAAATTTAGCCTTGCTATCTCTAACAAGTTTAACTTTGGTTTCTGCTAAGTCTTTCTTATCAGCATGGAATTCAGCAATTTCTTTCGAAAGTGCATCAACAATAAAAGATTCAAGTTTGGCTACGTTACCTGCAACTGCTTTACGATCTTCACGAAGTTCTGCTAATTCATTCTTAAGATTTTTAAGAACAAATGCTTCCATAGCTTTTGAATCTTTTACGATTTTATTAGCATATTTTGCTTTAGCTTCAATAAGTCCTTGGCGGTCTTCAGCAAACTCAGAAAGCTCTGCTGTAATTCTGTCAGCCAGCATTTTCTCAACTGCTTCAACCATCGCGGTCTTATCGTGTTCGTACTTCTGTGCATATTCTTCACGCAATTGTGTAGTAACATTATCACGGTTATCTTGAACGGTTTTTTCCCAAGCGGTCTCAATTTCCGACTTGACTTCTTCGGAAATCACATTGTTTTCAAATAGTTGTTTTACAAACTCTAGCATTGTGATTCTCCTACGCTTTATTTAGACTTGAAATAAAATTTTTCAAGCTCTCTGCTATATATCTTTGTGCCTGTGTATCGCCTTGTACTTCTTGTGCCACTTGAAATGCCTTGTAGCCACCTTGTGCATTCATAAGGTGTTCGTAAACTGGTGTTGGATATGCTCCCGGGGCAGATGGTTGAGCTACGACATCAACAGTAATAATTTCAAATCCTTGAACATTACCATCTCCGTCAACTTCTCCCGAACCTCTACTTGAGACTCCCAACTTGACTCCTGATTCCAACATCGATGAAACAATTTGTCCCATCGGCGTTGGTAACATTTTAAGTTTTCCGTAGCCATTTGGACCATCCATCCACATTTTTGTAATCATGTGA